ACGCTTACGACCATTGACATAAGACCGACCGCCGCAGCGATGCCGCCAGCGAAAGCCACTTTCGTATTAAGTTGCTTCCCGATAGGACAGGACGCGAGATGGGCATTCATTACCTCTATGATAATTTCTTTGGCGGCTTTCGTGGATAATTCTACGATTCTATAATCAACAAGCCGTCGGTCAAGATTACTTAATCCCATTACGATTCCTTTCGTTGGTGTGTTATGGTTTCTGTTCTACGCTGAAAGCACAAATTTCAACACCACTGTCTTTGATAAAATTGGCCGTTACTATACAATTAGCATCAACCAAAGCAGTTGTGCTTGCAGAGTTGGCGTCGGTGATGGTAGTTCCTAATACCGTCCAGTTTACGAAACTGTAACCGCCTCGCGGAGTAGCAACGATAGGGACTATGGTATTATAGTCATACCAGGTTACCCCAGAAGGCGATACCGCGCCGCCTGTGCCGGCAAAAACGGTTAGCGAATACTGGTTAATATCAAAATTGGCCATAACCGTGTAATTGGCATCCATAAAGACCGTTGTGCTTGCGGCGTTTACATCGTTGACTTTGCCAGCATCTACCGCAGTTCCAGACCAATAGTTGAAATGACAATGTTCATTGGCCTCGGCAATAATATCCACAGTATTACCGTCGTTATACCAATAGGTTCCAATTCCGGGCGTGGTTATCGTTCCGTTAGAATCAGTCGAGGTTGTTAAGGTTCTAAATGTATATGTCGGCGGTTGAAAATATGCCATATAGCAGGCGTCGGCGAAAACATTAGTGTCGGTTCTGTTAGATGTTAATACACCGTCAGACCAAATTAAAAAGATGCCTACGCCATCGGGAACGGCGTTTACTTCGTTGCCATCTTGTCCCCAATCGATAGTTTGTGGCGATACGCCTGAAATAGTCCCGCCCCCGTCAGTAGTGTAGGTCAAAGTATGCGACCCGCCTACCGCAAAATTAGCGGTTATGGTATAACTGGCGTTCATTAAAATGGTCGTATTGGCGTCGTTGGCGTCAGTAATAACATTGCTATCAGAATTAGATACGTGGGCGTCTAAATAACTGTCGGAACTGTAAGTCCCTACTATTGTAGGCGACACAAAAAGGATAGCGGGGTTATCTGTGATCATCACCCATATAGTCCAATTGGGGTCGTCGTAAAACAACCTGTCGATCCACAACACTCTTGGTGGCGGGGACGGATTGGCAAGGGTGTGGTAGTAATACGGAAAACCGTTAAGCAAAATAGCATTGCCGTCGGAGTATTCCGCGCGAGTAAAAATGCCGTCCCTTTCGGGTTCGCCGGGGAAATCATCGAAAGTTACACTATACGCCCCTTCCGTTATAGTCCAGTTTACAAAATGATACCCTTCACACGGCTCAGCTACTATAGTAACTACCGCATTCAAGTCGTATATATAAGTGCCTACGCCCGGTGCAGATACTGTGCCTCCAACTGTCGATGATGCAGTGAGCGATACCTGTGTATAGTCCTCGCAAAGGTTCGGGTCAAGCAAGCAAGCAATTTCATCACTTGTTAGCACTCTATTCCATACCCCAATTTCGTCTATGGCCATATCTCCTTCGCCTGTTAATTGGAGATATATGCTTGAATTACTGGTTAATGGAATTAAGCTTTCTATATTTCTGCCAGAAGTAACATCCACGCCATCGACGTAAATATAAGATTGAGGAGTTGCGCTTTGGTCGTAAGTTATAACTACGCAATGCCAGCCAGACCAATCTACAGCGCCCGCATTCAAATAAGCCGTGCATTGGCCTTGTGGGGAGCCGGTTACTGTAATAAAAAGGTCATAATCAATTGATGCCGTCCAAAATCCCGAAAGGACCATCCAGCCATTTTCCCTGCTTGGTGCAGAATTTGCGAACCAAAGATTATAATTTTCTGGGTCTAAATCTCTCACCCAGAACGCTATTGTCATTGCTGTGCCGCCAATACTTTCTGTGCCTGTGTCTGTATATCCGTATGGCGCACTGGTGAAAGCGTCCCACTTCATAGCGTTTCTAATTACGCCGTCGGTGTAATGCAAACTAATATCAGACGGCAGAGCGTTAATATCGTAGCCGCCCACCGTCTCAATCCAGTTTGGCCCGGAAGTTTCATCGAGAGGCCAATATGCCGCCGGATTAACAGGGTAAGCACTTGCCGTTCCCGCCGAAATCAAAATCAAAAGTATAATCAGTCGTTTCATTATTGTGCCTTAGAAAGTAAAAAATCTCTTTCTTTTACCATTTATTCCCGCCGAGTATTCCGGTATTCCGGTAGTGGTTGCGCTCATATTGGGAACGCCGCCCGCTTCAAACCCTATCCGGTCAATCCCCCCGTAGAAGTTTACTGCGCAAGTAACTCCATCCGTCCAGACATCATCGCATAACATACTATAGGTCGGCACATACCCGTTTACGTCATCGAACTCTATAACCAGCCCGCTGTCGGCAATCGTTGTGTATTCCTGTTGATTCACAGCAGACCCTGCGCCATTATTCCAAATCATGCCTATCTGTTCCGGCGTGAGAATCCCGCCATTATAGAATCTAAACTGGTCGATTCTTACTGTGTTGCCCGACCAGCAGTGCGGATTACCACTATATATGAGTGCAGCAAATCCCGGTAGAAACTCCACATCGCTGAAACTGGATGCGTCCGCCTGTGAAACCAATACATTATTTAGGTATAATTTCAAAAAACCGTCTCGGTCGCAGGTCATTGTTAAAAGTAAATCTCGTCCATTCCAGTTAAAACCATCCAAATACGTAGAAATACGTAATGGTGGTGTTTGGCAAGGGTCGTAGAGGAACCCCCAAATTCTGTACTGGCCATAATCCGGCAACAATCCCAAGGTTATTGTCGGGCCTATTGATGCCCCTGATGTCGGTTGGGCAATAAATGCTGTAAAGTTTATTTGTTCACTCGAAGTGAACGACGCTGATACCCAATACGACAAAGAGAAATCGTTGTCGTCGATATTAAAATATTGCGCCGGAGGATATATCTCAAAGCTGCTGATTTCTAATTCAAGTGTGTCGCTTTTCCAGCGGTATGTTCCATCAGGGCGAGGAATCATACTCACCACTATGTTATCTGCGTGCGTTTCGGCCCAGTACCCCTGTGGTATATAAGTCCCTTCTGGCCGAGCCAGATTGCCGTCGGCTGCTAAAAAGCAATCTATCGGCGGCGGCGAGGAAGGCTCATCGCTGTAAGTAATGCACCATCGCTGCGTGAATGGATTAGTATTCGTAACTGATAAAAAGAGATGTCCTGTCTGCTCCAGCCCGTTGGAAAATGTATAAGAGGACACAGAGGGGCTGACAATGGTAACCACCCCGTCGAATACCCCACCTTCAGGATAATCGTCGCTGTGTCCTCCTGTAACCTGATAGTTATTTGTTATAGACGCAAAGGCCGTTGCGGCTGTTAGCAAAACAAAAAGCAGAATTATCTTATGGTATTGCATTGGCGTCCCCCGCGTAAGTCAACATTGCTTTGTTAGTTTTATGGAATAGCACATTAGCCGCGCCATCGGGATAGATGCTGTAATCTCCGCCAGCCGGTAGCGAACAGCAGTCAATAGCGTTGTATGGCGTGGTATTCACGTCCCAGTGAAGCATAATCTTGCCGGTAGTTGTGCTGGCATTAACAAAGTGATAAGTGGTGTATAGCATCGTCGAATTGGCATCGACAAACGTAAAATTAACGTCGCCAGTCGTAATATAGAATGCCTGGCCATCATTGGCGTCGCTCAAAGTAACGTCGTCGGCCTGGATGATTGTTGGCTTAATCTTGACAAACGTGCCATTGACATCATTCGCCGAGGCCACTCCTAAATCAGTTAAATCCTCAAGCGTTGCTGGACCTATATTGCCGTCGCCGGTAGCCTTAACAATCTTGTCGTGCATAAGGTCGTAGTCGGTAAAGTTCGGGTCGGTATAATGCTTAATAGACCCGCCAGAGCCGTCGTTACTGATAGCATTGACTTCTTTCATACCGTTAGCCCATTTATTACCAGAACGGTAGGGGATATTGCCGTCGCAAACGTCAGACAGCATACATACGTCTGCGGCATCCCAATAATCGTGCGCGCGGTCGTTAATATCCGCACCATACAGCTCTATGACGCCTTTGACTGCCTTCAGGGGTTCATTTACTTCGACCTGCCCCCCGCGCCTGCCTATATCCACCGAGGTTATAGTGCTTGCACCGTAAGTGAAGCTGCATACCAAGAAACTGATTACTGTTACGATTAACTTGTTCATTTTAAATCTCCTTAATTTGGTATTGTCAAAATTCTGCGGCCTTCCCCGCCACTGTTCATATCGCCAATAAATACTTGTAAACGCCTTACGTCGTTGCCGTCATTGACATCGAGATACAAAGTTGTCGATGCAACCGTGTTTGGTTCACCGACTATCTGCCCGCCAAGAGAATTAAAATCGGTTATGGCAGCAAATCTACTGTTGGCGTCAATCTTGTCTATGTCTCGCAGGCCGTTTACATCTATTGCCTTTGCGTAGTTAGTGTCAGCCAATTTAACAAACGTGCCATTAACATCATTTGCCGTAGCTACTGTCGGCGCAGATATAGTAAATGCCCCAGCCGCTTGCGTAATTGTGATATTCGTTCCGCCTATGATATGCTTGCTTTCCCAAGCGTTGCCGTCGGCGTTGAATCCGAATAAATAATAACCCGTTCCAGTTGTTTGCAAGCCGTTGATGTTGGTGTCGGATATATTGCCGCCTGTCAGATTGACCTCATTAGCGTCCTGCGAAACTATCGTGCCAAGCCCGACTTTCGTCATATAATTGGCCTCGGCTTCGGACTTATCCAAGAACGTATTGCCGAGCATCGAGTTTATATCACTTGCCGTAGCATCGGAAAAATGGTCGCCAGACCGCTTAATCATCTTGCCGTCAGTAACGGTATTTAGGTCGATAACGATATTGCCTCCACTGATACTGATACTGCCGTTCACATCGACAATACAAGGATTGCCATTAGCGTCAAAACCCATAAGTTTATTTTTGCGTATATTCTCGTTTGGTATCACAATGGATTTATTAACATCGCCGTCCGGTATCTGTATCGCTTTCCGGCTCAGTTTTTGAATCTGCATTTCGAGTTTGTCGTATGTTATTTCCAGATTAGCAGGGGACGTATCGGTTATATTAAGATACTTCAAATCCGTAACCTGCGTAAATACAGGGTCGCGAACAACCACTATCTTGTAATTTGACGCATAAGCTATCATCGTTGTTACCGTTCCGCCCGGCGCGTACCAATAATCGCTATTCGTTGCGCTAACTGAATAATCCACATCTTTAGTCAGGGTGATATAACTACCGGTGGTTGAATTTATTAAGACAACCTTCAATTCGCTGGTGTCGTATATGCCGAAATTAAAGGTAAACGCCTGTAACGCGCCGGTGCAAGCGTAAGGCCCGGAAATATCGGTCGTCGTCGTGATAACGCCAAACGCGGCACCGGCGAATATCATAATTATTATTGCGGCTAAGTGTTTCATTTGATTTCTCGCTTTCTATCGACTTTCCAAAAGGGCGTTGGTATAATTTGGAATTATGTTTGACTGGCCGACAAAACAAGGCCGCAAGGAGGTTGCTGTTATATCTATTGCGTTAGGACTGCCCATCCTCGCCTTCACGCTCCTATTTATACAATTTGAAATTCTTGCTGGAATAGTTTGTATTGCTTGGTTGCTCATCTTGCTTTACTGCGCAGGGTAACTACGGCATCCTCCATAATAATTCGACAGGGGCATTGCTATCCGCCAGCTTAATCGCCATATACGCCTGCCTTGAAGTTTTTGGTTGCTTTTTAATAGTTTCTTCAATTTTGAATTTCATCAGATTGTTATATTCCGTGGATAGTTGAGTTGTTTCTTCTGCCGTCTTTGCTCTTGCGAGGCGTACCTGATACCATTTAGATAGTGTTCCGGCAGAGAAAATCCGATTAACCAATCTTGCACCAAGTTGACCGATAACAAACTCCTCTTTTTCTTTATCGCTTGTTCCCTTATTTAGTTCTGGCGCAAATTTGCTCCATAATTCGTGGACGGCAAGTAATTGCTTTTGTGCCGCAGCGGTTTTGTAAAATTCATCAGGCGGTAAGCCACTTGCAACAAAAGCATCCTCAAAATGGTCGAGAATGTGACCTTCCTGTTGGTAAACCCATTCTATTTTGGCGTTATCGTCCCAAGACAGTTTTATCTTTTTGCCATCTTCGAGTTCTACCACAACTTCGTTCTGTGGAGTCACGTCGTAAATCCCTAATGCCCGCAATCCCACCAATGTATCCAAAGATTGCTTCCAAGCCATATCCTGCGGTAAGCCCTTTTCGGCAGCGGAAATACTCGCAGACAAAAACGGCGTCATAACTTTTATGCCAAATAATGCGGTTTGTTTTCGTCTTTCCCAAGCCGTTAATTCTTTGGGGTCTTTGGAATATATGGGCGTTTTGTCGTAAGGGTCGCGCCTATCCGCACTCGCAAGGCCATAAATAAATCTACCTATGGGGGCCATTAAGGATACCGTCCCCGCCGTTTCTCTGTATCCCCATTCTTTTAATGCTTTTATGGCGGCCTCTTCTGCACCCATTTCGCCAAGCACAACGCGGTTCGCATAGGCCGTTGCAATAGTGAAAATCTTGGTCCCAATAAGAGCGTCCTGCGGTAACTGCAATGACAGCACCCTGGTTTTTCCGTCAGGTTTTTTACCTAATATAAAATGGACGCGATTTCTCATGCTGTCCGGCAAACTTTTTTCCAGTTCCCGCGTCTCTTTGTTTCTATCATTATAAATCGTAGAGGCCACTGGCGCGGCAAACATAACCATAAGGGCTTTACCCCAATGTTTTAACATCCACCGCCAGATATTGACCGACATTTTGAAATACCACGTTCCAAACGGTGCGGCCAGACCACTAACATATCTTGCCCAACTCTTACTTACCCATTTATAATCAACCTCTACGTCTCTTGCGATTTTGCCCAAAGCCGGTATTTCTTCAAGACCTTCGGTGTCTATCCAATCGTGGGCTTTTACCAGCTCCCCGCCCCGCCCCACCTGTTGTTCTCGTAATAAACTTGCGGCATAAGCGACTCTGTTTACGGCTTCTCTTTTTTCTGAAAATCCTTGCAAAGCGTTCATTATGATACTGAGGGGATTGGCATTATTTCTGAATTGCGCTAATTCCGTTGTGGTCAACATCCCCTTCACAACATCGTTTTCCATAATGAATTTTTCGAGGTCTTTGTAGAATTGCCCTTTACCCTTGCCGGTCAGATAATTCAAGGCCGTAGTATATTCGGCAAGCAACTTGGTGGGTTCGGGATGTTGCATTAAGGCGGCGTAAGTATCGCCAATTAAATTATTGAGGGTAAATCCTGTGTAATGCGACAGGATAGCCATTGACTTCCAGAATCGCGTAACTTGGTTTATTTTGGCTACTATTGCGTTGCCTCGTTGCGAAAATTCATTAAAGGCGTTGGCTATTTCTATGGGAATAACTGAAATATGTTTTAGTCCACCCATTGCCATTTCGCCATCCTCGGTTCGGTAGAATGTTCTGGCGAATGGTGCATCTGGTGAGTAAGATTTGTACCGCTTGCCGTCAATATCAATAATCCGGCCCGGCTTCGGTTTGTTTGGCGTTCCCCGTTCATTCTTGCCGAACAATTCTATTTTCTTTTCTCTGGATAAGGTCGGCAGAATGTTATATTTGGCGGTCTGTTCCTCTATAAAATCAGCGACAATGTTATCTAATTCTTTTTCGTAGAACGAGAACAGTATTGATTCCATTGTCCGATGATATTCTTTGGTTGTTCCTTTGGCCTTTTTGGTATATCCCCTGAATGGCGTTCTTAATTTAAGAGGGGGCAAGCCGCGACGAAAAGCCCATTCAGGCGTATAATCTGTTACATAATGCCTTGCGTAATCCTCCATTAAATTGTCGGCGTCAATCAAGCCACGCTCAACAAGAACATCCGTGTATGTTTTTTGAACCTTACTGATATTTTCAACGAGCTTCAAAACTTCCGGCGAGGCACCATTAACCAATTCGTCATAAGCCGTTTGTGCATCTTCTAAACTCAGGTCGGGATTGCCTTTGCCCGCTTTTGTTCTGGCTATTTCGTCTTTGGCGTAGAAAATCTGTGCGGCTTTTTCTATATCTTCGCCACTTAGTTTCCCCATAAGAATAGGGGATAGTTTTCCGTAGATATTATGCCCCGCCTGATTGCCTGCGCCAATAATATCTGTGCGTATGGCGTTTCTTAATTCCATTGGGACATCGGGATAAAACTTCAAAGCGTCAACAGCGTCTTTGGCGGTTTCGTAAGTTTCCTTGGCGTACTCAATACCATTACTGACAACTTCCTTAACGGCTTCGGTTACACCCGAAACGTCAACCATTCCTGGTTCGAGCTTACCTCTAACCCTTTTCGGTTTTTTGATATTATCTACAAATTCGTCAACCCCCTTCTGCTGTTCGGGTAGTTTCTGCTGGCCTTTCACCCCTTCCCCTGCCTTTGCGGGGGGTTGCTCTGTCTTGGCAAGGGCGGCGTCTGCCCACGGCTCGCCTTTGTATTCAGCGAGAACAGATTTCGGGACGGGCTTGCCTTCGGAAAGAGCTTGCTTTACAGCGACCTCGTGAGCGTATTCTACGTTGAAATTTGTGGGATATTTTTTATGATGTCCCTGTGCTTGCAATTTACCCGCTTTATCATAAAAATTCTCTTTACCAATATAACCGGACATTGCATCGGCGGCGTGTTCAATTTCGTGCCGTACCATTAATGGCCAATCACTTCTTGCCTCCATTTTGGGTGTTATTACTAATAAGAATTGCCACTCACCACTTCCATCTTTTTTTGTATTCTTGCTTTTCATCCCGCCATAAGGCATTTCAGGAGGATTTGTCCTTTCGTGCATTGTTGTTAATGGTTTTACTCCAAGTTTGTCGGCATAGTATTGGGCTACCTTGTGGACATCTTGCAAAAATCCACTTGCGTCTCTTTTTGTTGCGTCTGCGCCTGTTTCAGTCAAAATCGCCCTAACAGCATTGTCTCGAAGCTCTTTGGTTTCCTTTGGCTGTAACGTAATAATTTCTTCTTTGCTCATTTCCCACGGTTGCTTTTCGGCGGGAGGGGAAGGTTTGCCTCCTTCTGTGGAGGCGGATTGATTAAAAGATGATTGCTTTGTCGGTTTATATATTTCGTCTAAAATTTCCGCTGTATTATGTTTTTTGGACCATTCGCCTTTATAAAACAGCTCAGGCTTGCCGTAAATTTCTCCATCTTCTGCGCCTATGCGAAATCCCCAATTAAGCGGGTTCACGTGAAAAGATATTTGCCCTTTCGGCGTATCTATGTAAAGAACGCCATCAGGCTTATTGGTGTCTCTTAATACCGGCTCATCAGAAGGGATAATGCCCCAATTCCATTTATTCTTTTTTGCCTCATTGACCATATCTTTTACTATGGCTTCTTTGGCATTAACTATTTCGTTGTATTTTAGAATATTTGAACCACTACCTGTTCGGGTTTTCCAATATCTTAGAGTGTCGCCGTATGATTCTCGATTGCCTGCTGTGGCGTTTAGAATTGTTTGTAATTCCGCCTCAGAAGGTATATTGTTTGTTGGCTTTTTCCCCTTTCCCGCTTCGGCTGTGTTTTGAGGGGCTATGTTATTGCGGGCAGCCGTTTCATCTGCCATTGACTGTATTCTACCAGATTTCATATCCCCCGACAAGGCGTCCGTTGCCTGCGCAGGTGTCGGGGTCATTTGCGGGGTTTCTTCTTGCCCTTGCACTTTGGCATTGGGAGTTCCTTTCTGCGTAAGTGGATAATCAGGCCTTGCTTTTGCTGTCTCTATAATTATTTTGACTGCGTTTTCTGCTCGTCTATCACCACCATACAACCCCTCGCCTGCATTTTTCCATTCTCTTAACGCTGAATCAAAGTTGCCAGTTTGTGTATATTCTCTGATTGCGGCCTTATTGCGGTCAGTTAATTTGTTAGTCCAATCCTCAAACGTCTTCGCTATTGTTGTTTCTACCTTCGTAGCCGCCTCGCCTGTGGGTTTAACCTCTGGGGGGGCATAATCTACGGTTTTAGCTTCTACCACCTCAATTTTGGCAGGTTGCGCTCGTTCTTGCCCTATCGTGGCGGGTAACTCAACGGCTGGTTTAGCGGCTTCCTGCGCAGCTTCTTTGCCAGAGTTCCAATAGGCGTCTATGGCGGCGTCCTTTTGGGCGGTTTTTGTTATTTCGTCGCCGACCATTCGGGTTAATTTAGATAATTGTGCCTCATCTACGGCAGTAGGTTCTACGCCAAATCTGGCCTTGAACTGTCGCTTTGCTTCGGCCATAAACTCATCGGAGAATGGTTTACGTCCAGCGTTCATTAGGCGCGGATAGTTCTGCCATAAATTAGTATATGCTTCGCTTGCAACTACCTGAAGTTTCTTACCTGCACCGGTAGCCATAAAGACCTTACCTGCCGGCCCAGTAACAGAAGTTAATGCGGTTAAACCTAATCCCCACAAAGAACCAGCCCAGACAGCTTCGGTCTTGTCCTCATCTGTTAATGTTGCATCTACGCCCGCCCACGTTGCCAGAAACGCCGTATTCTCCGGCGCAAAACGAAGGAAAGAAGCGACGGCGTCTTTGCCGAGCATCTTTAATCCCTCCTTGCTCAATACTGGTAAAACCTCAACCCCGCCCCTAATGGTTATTGCTTTGTCTAAAAATGGCTGAGCAAGTTTCTGGCCCATCCAGCCAAATGCTTTATGCAATCCCGTAGCTTTCCAGAGTCCTTTTAGTGCGTAGTATTCCATTGCCTGTTCCGCAACCCAACCCGTTGCCTCTGGAGATTTTTGATACCACTTAGGATTACTTACAAGTTCATCATTGTATAAATCGTGAACGTCTTTGGTATTCGCAACCCCTATTTGTGTTGCAACTTTCCCGCCAGTTCGTGTTAGCAAATGGCGACCGGCCATATAAAAATCAAAGGCGGCGCGTTTTATAGGATTCATTTGCCAGTAATAATCCGGTTTCGCTAAACTTTCGTAGCCAAAAACCGATTGCATTAAATCGCTGTGTTCTGGCGCGGGGCCAATTTGCATACCTTGCCATTTTTGGGGTGTAATATCAGGGGGTTCATCAGGGTCTTTCGTTCCCATCATTTCGTCGTAGTTGTCTCGAACGGTATTGCTTGGAACGCCCAATTCCATCCCCTTGTCCCATATCTTACCAGCCCTGTCGGATGCAACATTGGAATCTGGAACGCCAGCAAATTCAGGAGTATTGCCGTCTATACCAAAATAATCATTGACCTCTCTATCAGCGAATCCCGCATCCAAAAGAGAAGTCCGTTTAGCGGAAACATATTCGCCTATCTCTTGTTCATTAAAACCGGCGTCTTTTAATTCAGATAAGTTCATTCTTGCCCAGTTCTCTTGAGATATTCCGCAATGGATTCATTTGGTTTTCGCGTCGGCTTGCCTGTTTTGGTATTGAATGTTTCGATGTTGACCCTGACATTTTTTTCGAGTTCAGCCCGGCGGTTTATGTATTCAAATCTCTTGCCGTCCCTGTATTGTTCAAACTCCCTGCCGGTCTTTTCGGAGTTACCTCTAAGCCATTCCTTGACCTCATTGTTGTATTGGTTAAGAAGCTCAAATTGCAGCTTGCGTTTATCGGCAAGCGTTTTCTTTTCCTCGCCCGTTGCGGCTGAAAATGCAGCAAGCCATTCAGGTTCGGATTTATAATCAACTAATGCCCTTCCTGCCCGTTCGTCCGCATCTGCGAGAATACCTATTTGAGTAGGTGTAAATTCCTGCGCCATTAATCCGTCTTTGACTGCCTGCGTGTGGTCATCTGCACTCAAGGTCTTGTCTGTAAGTGCCTTGTCAACAAAGGCGAAATAATCTTTTTTGGTAATAGATGGGTTGTATAAATCTCGTAATAATTGCGCCTTAACTGCGGGATTAGAAACTATTTTTTCCTCTTTTGGTTTCGACAAGTCGTCTATCTTCGTATTGAGCGCGTTAAGTAACGGCGTTTTCTCCTGTTCTTTTATCGTGCTGGTATTGATAACGTCTTTCAACGCCACTAAATCGCTTGCGGCAATGCCTGGTTGCGATATGGTCTTGTTGTAAATACTTCTCGTATCTTCTTCGTTCTTATTTTCTTCCTGTAACCTTCTGGCCGTTACAACCTTTTGTTCTTCTTCGATTCTGGCTTTCAGAGCGTTACGGTCAGCGTCTTCGATGTTCGTAGCGGGTATTCTATTGGCGAATAAAATCTGCTTTTCTGGAGTATCTTGCGACATTGCCTGTTGGAAATACTGTTCGTTTCTGGCGGCTACCGTGGACGCTATTATTGTTTTTTGCGCCTGCATTATGTGCATCTGCCCTTGTACGGGTGTAAGCAAATTAAGATTGACCATTCTTGCGGTCTGCATTTCGAGCGTCTTAATATCGCCGGTATTTATCAGGGCAGGCAGGTTTTTAAGATACTCCGTCAGCATCTGTTTTTGCTTGCCCTTAATAGCCATTCCAGCTACCGCGCCCCTTGCGCCGACACCCCATAAATTGGCCTTTTCAGTCAATCTCCGCTTAGCGACAGGATTAGTTACTGATTCGATATGGTTTTTCTGTATATCTTTCCAAGCTTCGTCGTAGTTTTTAAGATAAGTATCAGGGTCAGGATTAGACAATAACTCGTTTTGAAAGTCATTCAAACCCTGTTTTATACCAGCTTCGCCCCTGTTCAAAGCAGATTCATAGTCGAGACGCTTAACGTATTCAATCTGGGCAAGGTCATCCTCGTTAATCTGGCCTTTGATCCTCAAAGCGGAATTGGCAATCTGATTGCCCAAATCACCTATCGCGCCCCACGTCGCAGAACCGCCCTGCCTCGGTGCGGCAACCGGAGTAACATCGACATTTGGCGAAGCTATTATTCTTTGTACCTGTGGCATTATCCGTACATCCGTTTAATCTGGTTAAGTTTGCTGTTGTAGTCCATATTCAAGATTGCCATATTAGTACCGCCGGCAAGCAAAGACGTTCCCGCCTGCCATAGACCAGCCCTGCGCCTGTCCGCGCCCATTGCTAACTCGCCTTGTGCCTGATTGCGCAGATAAGATGCTTTGTTCATTCCAGCCCTTGTGAACATCGCCTGGTCTTTCGCTAATTCGGCGGCGGTATCGGCCATTAAAGACAACGGTGTGCCTGTAATATCGAGTCCGGCAGAACCAAACTGATTGAACATACTATTTTTGTAGGCGTCTGTCTTTTTCTGATTCTGTATCGCGCCGTATTCCGTTGCAGCTTCTGTCTGCGTGGCCTGCTGTTTTAATAATCCACTATTATATTTAGCATTGGCTTCAGCTTCTTTGCCTTGTTGAATTGAGCTGTAAGCAGACACGCCTGCACCCGCAACCGTGCCGATTGTGGCAAGCGTGTTAAGTGTGCCAAGTGTTGTTGCGGCGGTAGCGGCAGTTGTCGCGACGGGAACGGCGGCAGCAGTAGCACTGGCGGCGGTAGCAGCAGGAACGGCGGCGGCGAACCAAGGCATTATTTATCCCCTTTTACATACATTTCCATTTTTCTGAAACCAAGAAACTCAAGAAACTCGCACGCTTTTTGGTCTTGCGGGACATCAGCCAAAACCCGCCATATCATATTTGTTTGTTTTATTTTCTCTATCTCCTCGATTGCGGTTCTTAATACTGTTACTGGGTGTTCTTTGATTGATTCGGAAATATAAGCCCAGCCCTCACCGATACCCCTGTCCCTCATACCGAAACAGCCAACGGGCTTGCCGTCCACAAAAGCAGTAAAGCCCGGGCCCCAGCAGCCGTTTGCCTGCGCCCAGATAATATCATCCTTAGTAACTCTCCTTGTCTCTTTTACGATTTCAAGAGCGTCGTCAGGCACAAATGGTTTTATTTCAACATCCATTAGCTTCCAATCTCAAAAGTAGGAACGAGGCAATTTATCGTTGCGGGCGTCGGCGTAGAACCGAAAATAACAATCGAGGGCTTTTTGCCAAACCCGCCCTTAAAAATTATCTCTTTGTCGTAAACGTCCTCGGTACTGTATTCGATAATCACGGGGTCGTAATTGGTCTCAGAGGAACCGATATTGCAAAATGAGGTTTTGTAGAACCTGCCAAGCAGCTTAATTACTCGCTTAACAATTCCCTGCGTAGTTGAACCACCTATAATCTCGAATGGCAACGGCTCGAACAACCACTGATAACCCAATCCGGCGTGTACTGTATTGAAATAAGCGGACAGTGCTATTGAACCACCTGCGACTACTACCGGTGTCTGCGAAACGCCGTCGGCCAATATAGACAGTGATTCGCCGTTAAGATGAGCTAATCCCGTAACCGTATTCGTAACAACCTCTATCGTTCCACCCCCTGTATATGCAGGATAAACAGTGGAATTGACATTGAGAGTAAAAGACAGACCGGCCTTGTTTATTGTCGCAACCGCATAAGCTTGACCGTTAAAATTTATCAACCCTTCGACTTCGGCGAATTTAACCTTATCGCCCACCTTCAAATCCACACCATTAGGCGTCGGCCATTCATCGACAGTAACCGTGCAGGGATTAGCGTGAGAAATGTTTGTTACATTTACCGAATCGCCGCCGTCAAAAGTTACCCCCGAATGGACAAAAAAGGCATCTTCAATATCGTCGCCGAAATCAATTACCTCGAATTGCTCGATATACCTTTTGGTCTGTCCCCCGATTGTCCTGTTGACAATAACCGTTATTTCGTCTTCCTCTGTCCCTCTTGTTTTTATAATTGATTCATAAAGACCGTCTGTGTCCTGCGTCTGCCAGCTTACTACCTGCTCATTGCGCTCGTAAACCATTAAAGCAATAGTGCCGTTGCCGAGAATGCACCAGTTAAGGGTTTCGGGATACGTCTGCAATGCCGTCGCTACTATGCCGGTTTTTGTTATCTGCTCACAAAGGCGGTTAAGATTCGGGGCAACCATTCCCTCTTGCTCTAACGAGTAAACCAATTCTCTTATTCTGCGACCGTCGTTCTGGACAAATAGCAATGTTTCCGGTGCTTTCGTCGGTCTTATATCAGCGCAGCCAATATGCAAAGCGTCCCTGACTTTGGGAAAATTAGTAGGTGAAATATCATCTGTGTTGCCGGTCGATAGCGGGTAAACATCTCCGGTAGTTCCTGCGATAAGATTCTTGCCATTAGACGCCAGCCATAAAATGGGATTTTTGGAATAAGCTATTGTATATGAGAACGAATAGGTATCGTCCATTTTAGAGGCGTCGAAACTCTCGTAATCCTTTGTTCTGCTGCCCCATATCGTCGTCGGCTGATGGGTAGTGCCTGCGAAATACAGAACTGCCCCGTGCAAACATACAGCGCGAGGATAACCCCTGTAATCAGACCACGAACCTTCAGACCATTTCTTTGTAGCGATAGCGACGGCTGTTCCTGAAAGAATCTGTATAGATACTTCGGTTTCGCTTGTAAAGCCGGTAATTTTAGCGATAACCTCATTGTAGTAATCGTAAGCGACTAAATTTATACGGCAAGAACCACTTGTCCTGTCTGATAAAGTCAAGCGGTACAAAGCGTCTTTTTCTGTCTCTGTGCCAGTGTCGATGATATTTGAATCCGAGCTTGTCTCACGGAAATATATCATCCTGTCTTCCCACGTTGCGCCATCATCATAACTTCTCTGTAAAGTCAACTCGCCAATCCATGCGCCGTGAGTAGTCAATTTCCAAGTGCAGGCGGGAACGGAAATAGAATCGCTTGAGCCATCGGCTGTAAATTTATGGGTCAATACGTTATCTTCTCTCGCGTGAAGTATTTTCCAGATAGAACCAATGTGGTCGGCGTTAAATATGCCTTCCGATGCAGTCATTTTGTCGGCATTGCCATCTTCATATAACTCTATTTCTTTAACACCTATTCGAGTACCCCAACAATCATCGCAGACAAGACGATATTTAGTAACGCTATTAAGATTGGCGACTACTACTTCACAATGCTTATCGTAATCTCCGTCATAGGCGTCGAAATTAGCGGCTTCGGCTTCGTCTGTGTTGTATTGAGAACAATTATTAAGCCATTGGGTTATTGGAAGTTTTGTCCACGCAGAGTCAATATACGCCTCGATACTGAAATGTCTTAAATTAACTCTTACCACAACACCGCTCTCAGTGCTTATTTTTACAAGAGGCCAAATTCTGAATCTTGTGATAATGGCAGGGTCGGCAAGCTCTATAGCAATCCATTCAGTAGCAGCGTAATCCGAATCCCACCCGTTAAAACCCGTCTTAATACCGTCAAAGGCGTTATTAGGGCTACTGCCGGTTCTTGTATGGCTTGCTGTTATGACTGCTCCGACAGTAGTGAGTTTTGCCGAATTAGTAAGCGTAATCGTGGTATCGGTATCGTTTTCGTCAAGGAATGGCCCGTCCTTAATATCCATATCGCCGATAGACCATTCGGTATGACCTTTCCTGATTAGTTTCTGCGGGAAATGGTCGGGATTAGTCAAATACAGCGTATCGGCCACTTGGTCGTATTGAATAGTGTCTAATTCATCTTCGAGGAATGACGTTGTTATTTCGTATGGAGTAACGCCGTCAAGTATCTGCGCGCCATTACGACAAAATCGGATATATTCCTCGCCAAATTCCATCTGGTATCTGTCGGTAAAAGCATATTCAAACGGAATAAGGCGGCTCTTTTTGGAACTGTCTTTCGTTTCGACGACAAACCGAGTGCCGGGCGTCCTTGTAATAGGGCCATAAGGGAGGCAAATCATATTCTCCACCCTCTTACAGCCGGAGTAGTATTTGTCAAGGTCTGTCCGGCCATAGAGCAACGGCGAAAAGACGCCCGCGGCGAAATTGGTTATAATCGTCTTAAACGACATTATTTTTAGTACCCGCCGGTCATTACCACTGTAATACTTGTTACGTTTTCCATACCACTGGCCTTAACCCATATTTTCTTCATAGAAAGCCGGTCAAATATATGGATATAGCCCACATATCCAGACGGGACAGATTGCATCTTGACGCCCTGTGGCCAGTAATGCTCTACACGGGTAATGGTATCCGCCCAACAGTAATTCGGGTCAGGTAAACCACCCCAGAGAACAGTGCCAACGGTCGGCAAATGCGAAAGCTGCGCAGTCCCTATCTGGACGTTTACATCTTCGATGGGGATGAACGGGCCGTAAAGAGGCGCGCCATAGAATTTAAGTACAGCCGCACCATTAGCCGGACTACCACCGCCCGAACCGTCGCCGTAAGCGTAGATGAAAATATCCAGAGACGCCCAATTTTCGGGAATATCAATCCCATTAGCGTCCGCACTTCGCCAGTCCATATTCGAGGCAGTGAAATTCGTATCGTCGGCGGTCATAGTCCTAATCAATTTCATCGATTGCTGGACTTCTGCGCCTACGATATAGTCCTGCGCTTGCCGGTTAATGTTTGGCGTTGTGGAACCCAAAGACACCGAACATATAACCAGCACAAACAAATAAATTATCCATTTCATAAGTAACTCCTATAGGCCGTCTTGAGCGGCATCAATAATGTTCGTATTGCCTTTGTCTGTATTAACGCCATCACCATAAACCTGATTATCTAACGCGGCGTTTGAAATCTTGGCATTGTCGTAAGCCAGCATAAAATCACGTTTCAATCTCTCGACCTTTTCCTGTTGGCCTGTAAGTGAATTGCCAAGTTGTATCGCCAGCTTCAACTCCACAAGTCGCACAAACCACGCAGGCCAATAAGTAGGTGTCGGACGATAAACCTTGTATCGAATCCGACACTCTTCCTCGTTAGTCAGAATGCAATCTGTTTGAGTTGCACCGTTGACGTAAACCTCTTGCGAGTATTCGTATTCAAGGTCGTCGTCGTTTTCGTCAATCATCGCCAATATCTCACGACAATCGGACGGCAGAGCGTAAGCATATTCATACTTGCCAAATACAGGGTAATCCGCAATTAAAACAAGTTGCGCCCTTGCTCGTGCGAATTTCCATTTAACAGGCAGGTCGAAAATATCCAGCAAAACAGGTTCCCATATCGCCTTGCATCTTCTCGCAACAGGGTCGGTAGTGCTGTCTATATTGGCGATTGATTCGCCGAGTTCGGCTGCGCCAAGTTCCAGAATAGCCAGATTGCAGATTGATAGTTGAGTGTAAGCCATTGTTAATCCTTATACCAATACTCAACGAGGCAGTAATCGACGGTTACGGTGTCTGAGGAATTTCCGCTTTTAACTGTCAGTTTCACGGTGTCGGCTGTTGCATCAGCAAAATCGTGAGTATCGACGGCGTAATCGAATGTCTTATCGTTAGAATCGACAGCGTTTACATTGGTCAAAAGCCCAAACGCTTTCTGGTGTGCGAAATCGGTATATTCCGTCAGATAGAAAGTTGCTGTCCAATCACCTGCACTAACCGACTTTGATTGAAGTTTTACCACGCTGGCGTCTTGAACATACAGGTTTACATCGAACACGGCATTAGCCCCGGTCTTTGTGCCAACAATCGTCCACTTGAACGTCTTGCCCGCCTTAAACCAATTCGGCTCAATTACCAGCGAGGAACCATTCACGTCGCAAATCGTACTTGTGGTCGAGGTAGTCGTTGTGTCCTGCTCGACTATAATCGGCGCGGCCTTCAGGTATGCCAAGCCGACTCCCCGGAAAGCCGACGTATTCATAAACCATTCTCTTGTCGGTGCCTGGTAAAGGTTGGGCGTATCTGTGTAATTTGGTATTGCGGTCGCATAAAGCGAAGTCGCAAGCAAAAGCACTATAAGCATAATCGTAAACTGTTTCATTTTACAAACTCCTATAAAGAGAAGGTTGGGGGGCACTAACACAGTACCCCCGTTTCCTTCTGGTTGATTTTATATCGTGTCAAGCTGCGGAACACTTGGCTCGGCTGAATCGTCAAGCCAAGCGATTAAACTTCCCGTCGTCTCAAAGGTGTTATCGCCGGTGAATCTTACCCGCCAATACCTCTGATACGTCTGGGCTGGTAACTGCTGATTGACCAGCATTACACCCGCTATGCAGCGCGCCTTTGGTATCGGGCCTATGCGCATTACCTGCTTACAGGCCGTCGCCATTCCAACGGCGGTATCGGTTTCGAGGTCGATTGTCATAGTTGTGCCTGTGCCTGCAAGTGCTTCTGTGCAAAGCACCTTCAAAAATAACTGTTTCTTGCCCTCAAGGCGTATGTTGTCAGCGCCCATATCGAGAACATTTGTTGCGGGCGTCGCCGCAGCCGCTACGCTCTGCGTAAGCACACCCGTTGTCCTTATTGCTGTGAAACACAAATCTAAGTCAAACATAAAGTTTCCTTTCTGTTGGAAAATCCAACGGGTTACGTGGTTACGTCGGCCTGGTCGTTCCCGATTGAATCGTCGATGTGAATCGGGATACCCTGTATTCTGTCCGGTTTCGGCGCGATAAGAGCTTCGCCCGCAGAAGTCGAGGCGTCGCCAGCCACAAAGTTGAACGTTCCCTTTTCCTGCCACCTGTGCCAAACTTGGTCACGGACTGCTCTGTTCATATACACAGTAGCGTTCCTGCCGTTGTATCTGAGGGCGTTAAGCGCGGAAATCAGGACTTTTTCATCGAACCCGAAATACCCGTTGTTCTCGTTAATATCCGCGCCTGTGCAGATATTGGGTATGCGGATTATGCAACGCGGGTCATAGATGAACCAGCCAAAGGCCATCTCGAACCACGTCGGCAGGGCAAGATATTCTCTGCCGGCCCCGTCGGTTACGAGCTGCTCAGCCAGTGGCTTCATCTTCACGCCGTAGCCGTTGTTCTTATCGAAGGGGTCGTTGCGAGGATAGAGAAGTGAAACCATTTTCGGCCCGTGCTGGATAATCACTATCGAGGAAAAAACGTCGTCGTCGGCGCAGTTTCCCGCAGCGTTATCGAACACTTGGTCGCTGTCGAGGTCGTTGTAGTCGGAACGGGTGAATATGCCGTTCACGGCTCTTGGGTCAGACGACCTGTCGCCGTTCCAAAGCCAGTCCGACAAATCCTCGCCGCCGCCAATCAGGAATTGCTTATCTTCAAGCAATCTCTGTGCGGCCTCACCGCCCGCCGCGTGCTGGAGCAGCTTAACATCGGGTTTCGAGATTGCCGCAGCCATACACGTCGGCTCAGTTACAACCTCTGTGCCTGCCGCGCCTGTGGATACGCCCTGATTATAGCCCCTCAGGGAGAATCCGGGCCTAAACTTGATTCTTGTCGATTCGTGCGCCGTACCCTGATTGCACATCTCAGGATACAAATCTGTCACAAGGGGGCACTCAAGCGAGATTATGTCGATGATGTCGGCAATCCCGCCTTCTGGAGCTTCGCGTCTTGCAATTTCTGCAAGATTCAATCGCTCCGCTGCTGATACAGTAGCCATACACATTACTCCTGTTAAAAAAACAATGTTACTGTTCTTAACGGTGAGTAATCTGCATAGCAGGCCCACCTAACGCTTCACGGCTCGTTACGCCGCCGCCACTTTGACGGTAAGCATCAGGCCACCCCGTAGGGTAGTAATCTGAACCATTTTCTATATCAAAGAACGCCGGGCCTTTTCAGGTAATCCGGCTTACCTTTTGTATCTACCACCAATTCTTTCGTCTGCCGTTTTTGCGCCCGGGACATCAGAACCGGGAACGATCGGCGCAGTTCCCATCTTCTCCCCGATTCGGTGCCATATCCTAAGCTGATAAGGCGAAACCCCGAATTTACGCCACGCCGTAGGGTCGTTGACGTGTTCGGATAGCTTTGAATCGGCAAGTAGTTTCTTCGTATCTGGGTCAGCGAATGAAAGCAACGCCTGCAAAGCCACCCGGCCATTGACCAGCATTTTATCGCCCTGCCAGTCGTTTTGCAGCTCCTTAACCTCCGTGTCATACTTGACCTGTTCGGCCTGAATGATTTTGTTTATCTTCTCGAGCTGCATCTTGTTGTAACCGTCGTAAATTGCTTTGGCAGTGGCTTTAGGCACTCCGGCCTCAGCGAACATCTGCCGCATTGTCTTTTCAAGGTCTTCGTCGTATGGAACGCCGTCCGGCATTTGCGGTCTGGTAAATTCGTAGTCCTCCGGCTTATCAGGTGCGCCTAACTCTTTGGCGAGCTGTTTCTGATACGCCTGAATCTCCTCTGGCTTGGCGTCTTTGCCAGGACGCTGGATTACGTTCTCCATTTTTTTGCTTAATGCCCGCCTTGAATCCAGCGTTACCTTCATTAGGCCGGGTAAATCCTTAATATCGTCGAACGCTTTTGTCGGCTCCTGCTTTGTGTCAGGGTCGTTGTAATAGGCGTCGCCTAATATCTCAGGTAATGCACCCCTGAACGTTTCAGTAAATCCGCCCGTTGCCGGGTCTATTGCCTGTGCAAAATCAACCATTACTATTTCCCTTTCCAATTCATTAAATCGTTCCATTCTATTTTGTTTTGAGCAACCCAAACCACCTTTGCGTCCGGGTCTGCGTCGTGGTACTCATCATCTTGTGGAGTAAACCAAAGATAGGTAATCCCGTCGTCAAAAAGTACAGCCATTCGTTTTCCGTAAGGGACTATTTTTGCAACCCTTTTGCCTACAACCTTCACTAATCCCGCAATTCCTTCTTGTGACATCATCCCAGTTCCAGTAAATCTGTTTTCTGTTCCGGTTTAGGCGGTTCGTATTTAGACGCTATCTTCGCTTCCGCGTCTATCACCGCCTCAATATCTGTTATTCCACAAAACGCCCTTATCTGCGAAATCATATCAAGAATCGCCAACCTCGCTTCCGGGGGCAATCCCTCTTTCAGTGTCGGGTAGTTTCTTAGCCACGCAAACACCCTTTTACCTTCGCCCCTGCAAAGGGTATTAAAGAAGGCCAGTTGCCTCGCCTGTGCGTCGCCGTCCTCGATATGTTCCCACCAGTTAGTCATTTAATCCTTCGCCATTTCAATTTACCACCGGATTGTTTACGAACAACCTTTGTAATTTCCGCCGCAACCTTATCAGACGCCATCAACACGGCTTTGCTTATGTCGTATTTAGCGTCATTGAGAATATTCAGTAGTTGCCCCTTCATTACTTCATTGCCTTTTCTTTTTTACTCTTTGTTATCTGGCTGATTGATACGATTTCGGGATAGATATTACCGTCCCATTTCGGCTCTGTGCGGCCAAGCGACTTCATAATCCTCTCAGCTAACGCCTTGTCTGTGTCGGATATGCCGAATCTGAAACCGCCCTTACGCTTAACGTACTTGCGCAACGCCTTTTCAAGGGCTAATTCCTCGGCGGGGTCGAGGTCTGATTTGTCCTGTTCGAGAATCTCATTAGCATCGAGCGTTTCACCCAACTGCTTACGGAGTTCGAGTATCCGCGCAAGCTCTTGCGGCGTAGCTGATTTCTTCGGCTTGCCTGTCGGCGTCAAACACGCGACTTTCAGGCCGTCAAGCTCCTTCTGGAGTTTGTCTGTTTCGATTTCATTTAGTGTTGGTATTGACTTTGCCATTTTTGTTCTCCATGAAAGTAAGCTGGTTTGGTTATTACGCTCGCTATTATTTTGTGTCTCTTTTTGCCACTGTGGCCAACTAAAGACACCTTGTATGACCCATTTTTCTGTTCTTTCGGAACGACCTGTATGTACGCGTACTTTTTGGTAACCTTTCTGGGCAACTTTCTGGTTTTCCCATCAATACACCAAATCATATCACGGCCCTTTTTGCCGTCTATATACCCCAAATCTAAGGTGTTATTGGCACACAAATTTATGGCTCTTTTGCTTTTACGCGGCATTTGTAATCGCCTCTAATGGACTCCCTTTTTCTGTGGTTTTCTGTAGCGACGGCACGGCTTTTGCCCCTTCTAACATCATCTGCGCCTGCTCCTGTTGCCTCTGCTGGGCCATTGCCATTGACTGCACCTTTGCAAACTCATCATCGGTCAATAAATCCTTTTGCGGAACGCCTATCGGGATTAACAAATCCTCCATAAACGATTCAACCTTGACCTTCATTAACGCCTGTGGGCCGAATATGCCTGCAATCTCTTTCAGGATACCTAAAGCATTGACAAACGAATCCTGGCTTGTAATGGACCGTTGTAATTGCGCCAGACGGCCCGTGTACTTCGTCTTGACATCAGCGATACCAGAATCGCCAAATAGAATGTCCGGTGCCTCTGGCATACGCCCAGCTTCGGTTTCGTTATCCCAAACAACATCGACCATGTTATCCAGAACGTCCGGCTCGAAATCATCGAGTACAGTAGCCAATAAGGACGCCTGCTCGCCTATCATTCTCTGGGCTTCATACATCGTAATCTGCGGGCCTTCGCGACCTGCGAACAGATTGAACAGCCGGACATAAAACTTATCGTCGATGCTCTTGTGCAGCAATTCCTGTTCGTTCTCGGCTAATGGCCAGTTGATATTCTCAATCAAAGGTCTGGCAATCTTTGACGCCATATCAGAGGTGTAAGTCCGGCCGTTCGCGCCTGTATGCAATTCGCCTCTTAACTCGCCGTGAACCAGCATAGGCGGCTCAACTGCCTTATGAGCAGCAATAAGTTTCTTTTCGCCTAATTTATTACTAAACAGCGCTTCAGTTAAGGCGTCGGCGGCTAAAGACATACCATATTCGCACTCTTCATCCTTGCCCATTCGACCGATAATCGGGAAACTCTTGCGCCCACCTGAATAAACTATCTTCGATTCTTTAGAACCGCCCTGATACAAATAAAACTCTTTGTATCGCTGCCTGTTCTTGTCTAATGCGCCTTCGACGTAGCCGTCATTCGGGTAAACACAGTAGATAAAGTCGTATTTCTGGAACGGATTGCGCTCGCTGGCCTTGATTATCTCCTGCGGTAGTTCATCTTCGCCGAACATCTCAATAGCCATAGATGCGGTAATTGAAATGGGCGAATGATAAACCTCCGGCTTGCCGAACCTGTCGTCGGCTATGTAATTACGCTTTGGGTGTCTGGTAACAAATGAAATCCTGTCTCGCTTGTAATCCTTCTCGCTTATGATAACAGCCGTGCCGGTAGTGGCATAATCGGGCATAAACTGCTTTAACGCCGTGAAAGCCGATGATTTATTGATACCAAACGTAATCTGTTCGGTACACGCCTGCAAATACTTCTTGACATCGTCGTTGTCCATCAGCGAGTTATCTTCAACCACAAATTGAAGGAACGGCGTCCGCCGGCTGATTAGATAACTCAGGAACCCAACACAGAATTTAAGCATCACGTTTTGCGGATAACCATCGTAAATCTTCGCCCCATATTGCTTGCCATCTGATTCTGGCCCACCCAAGAAATCAGCACGTCTGGGCCTGAATATCTTGTTTTCCAACTCCCACAACGGCTCAAACTGCTTACGCCGGGACTCTAACTGCCCGTGATTTCCAAGTAAAAACTTGGTTATCTGTTCATCGGATTTACCTTTGAAAGCGTAACTCATATCATATCCATAGATAAGCGTTCGGCGTCGGGGATAACAAAAAAGTATTTCACATAAGTGATGGAACTTCCTTGCCCGCGACACTTGAAACGACGAGATATTACTTCGCCCTCTGTGTTTTTGTATTCATATTCTATTATTTCCATTTATCCTACCTCAAGCAAATCAAGCTCTTTCGGCGCGTCCTGCGGCAACTTCAACGGCTCTGCCTTACTAATGTCCAGCACCGCGCCGCACTTGCGACACAACTGCTCCTGTCCCGGCTCGCAATCAAGCGTAACCCCAGAAGTTAAACCGCAAGAGCATTGAACGACGTGTATCATTTCCAACCCCCTAACGCCGTCTTTAACCCTGTATTCAAAGGCCTCATAAACATACCGCCGGTAAAATCCGTCTTTGACGCCACGGCTAATCTCTGCAACCGCTTCGTCTCGTCCTCTAAGCCCATCCTGCCCTTCTCTAACGTCTCCATAACAGGCATTGGCCCTGGAGTAGGCAAAGAAGGCGTTTTCGGCTTATTCATTATGCAACCTCCAGTAAATCTACTCTATCTTGCCTTAATTCAGGGTGATAGATTCTTTTTAGCGACTTCATATGCCCCGCAATAAGGCCGTCAAGTTTTATATGGTAAAAATAAGCCAAAGCTCCGTGACCAAAGGCATCTGCAATATGACACTCTGGTCCCGGCTCCGGGTCTTTGTTGAATACCGTCCTATCTTCTGTGGACAACGCTTCATTTTTACTCTGGCGGTAATTGAACAACGCAGATACGCCTATCTCTGTCCCTGATTGGTTAAATCGGCACAACTCTAAGACGTTGCGCATAGCGGCTATTCGGTCTTTGAACGGGTATTTGGGCAATGGTGTGAACTTCCAGCCCAAAGATTCCGCCTCATCTTTAATCATATTGCCGGAGACGGGATTTTTTCTATTGCTACCAGACTTATCGTCTAAGTCCCAACCACACCAATTCTCGCCAGCATAGACGTAAGGCCGCTCCTGTGCGTACTTAATCAATTCAGCCAACCCCATGCCCGTATTATCGTAATATGTTTCAAGGCAGCGTATCTCTCCGCGTATGAATTGCCAGAACCAAATAGCGGTATGTATCGAGCCAATATCCCAAAACGTGAAAACCTTAAACGTCTTATCGTAGGGGAAGAACCCTATACGATTATCCTCTTTGGCCTTAATCATCTCGTGGCCAACATACGCACCCTCTAAGCTCGCCATAAACGATTCCTCTGGCGTCGAAGGATGCTCTTTGAACATATCGCTATGCAGCACAGCTTTTTTCTTCGCATACCAGAGCCGGTGCGGTAAATCTATCTTGTCGCCTGTAACCGCCTCTATCTTTGCGAAATAATCGAGTAACTTCTGGCTAATCGTGGACGTTGCACTAATCTCAGACAGAACATTTTCCGGTTTCAAATACCACGGGAAAAAATGGAATCTGTAATCCATCGTGGTTAATTCTTTGCCCGATTGTCTTAGCTTCAGAGCATCTTCGCACATTCTATGGAAATCATTACCCATACCCTCCGCCGTTGACTCGATGATAATCTGCCCCCCGGCGTGAACTGTTTCCAATGCGCCCGATTTAATTTCTTTGGCCTTGCCAGGTGAATTGGCACAGACGTAACCATATTCCGAGATATGCAGATATTGTAATGTGCCGGAACGCATCGAGACGGAAACATAAATCGAACTGTTGTTGTCCAGCATCAATTCGCAAGCATCATCCTTTGTGAGCTTCCGGGCCTGCTTAATGACCTCTGGTAAACTGTCGTACGCAAATTTGACCTTATCCCTGAAAATCCTTTTCGCATCATCCATCCGGTGAGCAATAATGCCCGCGCGAGTATTGGAATTGAATAAACAGGCGTCCAGAAAATAGATACAAACAAACGTGGTAATCCCGTGCTGTCTGCTTTTAAGAACGATATTGAGCCACCACATAGCGGTATAAAGGGTATATTGCACGGCATTAAGCTTGAACTTAATCTTATTGCCCTGCTCGTCCAAAATCCAATACAGATTGTTCAGTCGCCAGAAACGATTGCCTAATTTGTCAACTATTTTCTGCTTCTCGGCTATCTGGCAAACCTTTACTTCGGCCATCAATCAGCCCCAATAACTCTTTGATACCGTCTGTTTTTTGCTTGTTATCCTCGACGTAAACACCGATTATCTTGCCCATTTCCGTCAACGACTCATTCTTATTCCAGAACCGGATTTTCTTTGTTTCCTCTGTGGTCTCCTTTTCACCCTGCCCGTATGTCTTAGTCGTTACTTCAATGCTCGATATTGCCCGCCTTGTTTTTTCGGGCATTTTCTTAATATCTAACAATGCCCCGTTTTCATCAAAACAATCGGCAGGGTCAAGAAAGCCAATACAAGACCATTCTTTTTCGATTCTCTCTTTGGTTATCCCCTGAGCAACAGCCGATGCTTTCTGTAATTCAAATATCGCTTCTTTAACTTTAGCGTGATTTAGTAATTGGCAACCTTGAGCCATAGCCGATTTATCACTATACCCCGCCCTTATCGCTGCTTGCGTAGCGTTCAGGTCTTTAAGATATTCAATCACAAACGCGTTTTGTTTTCCGGTCATTTAACACTCGTATAAATAACGACTTATGCACTTTGGGGAGTAAAGATTCCCGTCTTTGATTAACGCTTTGGCTTGCTTTCGGAGCCAGTTGGCAATATCTCTTTTGCTTTTTGGTGTCATATTTGGCGCATCAATATTTGTATTCCTGTTTATGGCCCGTTCACAGGATTTTAGCCACCTTTTGACTTTGGGGTTTCCGGCAAGTGCTTTGTCTTTGATCCTCAACTTAACCATAATTCACCCCCACCGGGTTTGACTTGTATTTATTCTCGCGGTATGTTTCACACACTCCGCCCTTAGACCTTTGTTTTTTATGTAATTCGCATTCGCAGGAGCTTAGCCCCGTGCAAAATGATTGACTGCCTATTTCGAGATGTTTTTTGATTGGCCGGACCGCAATTGACGGGCGATTAACTGTTAAACTTACAGCCGAACGAGCCATCAAATACGCCTTAAAATAGCAAAAAAACGCAAAAGTATAAACCAGGTCAATTGACAAATACGTCACAACCGTTACAATGTTCGTCATACAATCGTCAAAATCCATTTTTTTATTGCAGACGTTAAACTAAACAACCGCATTATCGGCTCAATAAACAGGATTGCAAGAGAAAACTTATAATTTAATAAGATTTTCTTATGATGGTGCTTTTGTGACTGATTAACCTCTCGAGCGTCACGATTGCGCGCGCACTGGGCGTCACACCTGAATATAATAATAGAATTTCACTTAACCCTCCCTTGGAAGCATATTATAACGAAGCCCAAAAAACTGTCAATCTTATTCTGCTAATATGTCAATAAGTTTTACTTATATAGCGGTTTTAACGCCCGGGAACGGCGTTTTTGCAATCAAATACCTACACAAAGATAACTTAGGTAATATACATTATAAGATATTCTAATAGTGACATTAAGAAATCTAATACACAGTTTTGCCCTTGTTTTTTATTCCCAAAGGTATATTAGTAACACTTATCCTTGTATTAGCAAAAAACGTCTATCGTAACCCCTTATTGAATAACTACTTATAACAATCTTCTACGGGTACACCGGATTTTCATAGACAGATTAAGGTTATCTGTTATGCTGGTCGATGTAATAAGTAGCACAAATTGAAAAGTCAAAAAGCTTTGCGGCTTCCAAAAAACAAAACGATTGAACCGCTCTCGCTGGCCGTGCTGTTAAGTTCTCGCAAAGCTCTTAACACGCGGCTGGCGGGGGCCTAATAGGAGATTGAAATAGGAGATTGAAAATGGACGCAGGAAAAACAAAAACCGTAAAAAGAAATTACGAAATTGGTGGACTCTGCACGGAAATGACAGAAGCACAGGCGGCTCGCTGGAATGCCGGCGAATTCACGACAGCAGACCTGCGGGATGTAATGATAGCTATTCCCCAGCCGGTGAATGATGTCAGATTCATTACGCTCCGGCGCGCGATGAATGAAAAACTCGAAAAGGAAGTAGCTGCCCAGATAGAAGGTATGCCAGCGAATCGCTGTTCTTAGATTTGATTTTTTAGTCCAGCCCCTTGCCGCGTCGGCGGGGGCTGGATTTTTTCGGAGATTACACAATGACTACTCTGCCAAAAACCTTGCTTGATGCCGTCCGCTACTTTTCCGATTTGGAAGTTTGCGAAAATTATATGCGAGAAATTCGCTGGGCAGGTAATCCCCCCGTGTGCGTTCATTGCGGCGGTATGAGAATCGGAGAGATTAAGACCCGACACCTTATGCGGTGCAAGGATTGCCGTCGGCAGTTTAGCTCCCGGCAC